AGTTGCTGCAAACCTTGGAGCGTCACGACAGGAATCCCGTGCCAGAGCCGGGAGTCCAGAGCTTCTATTGGAACGCCATCTACAGCTTGTGGGTTAAATGGGACGACGTTGCCTGCGAATTCCTAGCCGCCAAAGAGCGGGCCGAATCCGGCGAGATTGACGCGCTCAAATCCTTTGTCCGTGAAACCCTTGGCGAGCCTTGGCTACTGATGGGCGACACGGCAGACGAAGCGGAGATCCGGCGGCTCTGCGGTCAATACAAGCGCGGCGAGCCTTGGCCGTTAGATGAGAACGACAAGCGGCGGGTGACTCGCATCTTGAGCGTTGACGTTCAGAAAGATTACCTGCGCTTTGTGTTTGCCCAATTGCGCGAGGGCGGCGAGATGCGGGTTGTGGACTACGGCAGCCTGTCCACCTTTGACGACCTGCGAGCCTATCAAACGGCCAACGGCATAGCGAACCGGGGCGTGTTCATTGACTCTGGCGACGGCAACCGGGCAACGGAAATTCTCCGCGAGTGCGTCCGATATTCGTGGATTGCCATGCGCGGCTCTGCTCAAGACAGCTTCGCGCACAAGACGGCAAGCGGCAGCATGATTCAACGCCCGTATCGCGTGAAGGCGATTGACCCGTTTATCGGCACGAAGAACGCAAGTTCAAAGGGAGTCACGCGCATTGAATGGGCGAACGGCTCTTACAAAGACCGGCTTTACTTGTTTGTCCTCAAGGGGAAGGGACCAAAATTTGAGCTTCCGGTTGACGTAGGCTCCGACTTCATTGCAGAGCTTCAAGACGAAAAGCAAGTGACCGACAAGCGGGACGGGCGAAGCGTGACAAAGTGGAAGGACAGCGGAAACAATCATTATTCTGATTGTCTGCTCCAAGCATACGTAGCTATGGACGCATCTGCGTTCAGTCGCGGAGGTGTTATTGATTACGAGTTGAAGCCAACGTAATCAAAGGCGCACTGTTTGTCCGCAGTGTATTCGCACTCCCTTTGGGTTTGATTGCCGTTTGCGTCAAGTTCCTGCATGGTCCACAAGCGCAGCCGCCGGTCATACCAAACGCGACGCTTGCCGTCTTTGCTTGTGTAGGTTTTCCAAGCGTAGGTCGTTTTCATTCGCAAGTGTAAGCGTAGGCGTTGCATTTGCGGGTGTAATCGCAGCAAGCAAAACTGCGGACGCCGGTTGTAAAGGTTTGCCACACGCGCCCGGCGGAATCCTTTTTGGGGCCGGTGTATTTTACTTTGAAAGTTCCACGCTCGTCGTAAAAAGCTGAACTCAAGTTGCTGTAATGCCCGAGAAGAACGTGGTAACCAATTTTTTCGCCAATGACGATTGGGTTTGTTGTCGTATCTGAGTTCGTGTTCGTTTTCATGGGCGCAGCCTAGCCCTATGCCATTGGAAGTAAATTGCAAAACGTCGCACTTGATGCGATTTCAGCCCGCCTAATTATCAAGGCTTGTCAAATTAGCTTTGCTGATTTAAGTTGCGCGGCATGGCAACCGGTATTTTCGCCGACTTTTCAGAGGCCGAAGTTCTCGCCATCCGTAGTCAGGCCAAAACCATGATTACGGAGGGCAAGACTATCCTTTCGTGGAGCAGCGGAAACACGTCCACAAGCAAGTCGTTTGTCATGCCAGTGCGCGAGGTTTTGGAAGAATGCCGCTACGCCTTGCGGAAACTTAATCCGACTGACTACGGCGCATTGGTGACTCGCGCCCGTTGCAACTTTGACAATTACATTCCCGAGCGTTGATTATGGCAACCCAGCCCATCCGAATCCTTGACGCCTACGGGAAGCCATACAGCACCCAAGGTAATACGCTTTACGACGCGGCGCGATGGGACAGAAACCGGCCTTACATAATCACGCAGGCCCGCGACTTTTCCAACATCGCGGCAGCCGGGCAGCGCGAACTCTTGAGCCTTGGCCGGTATCTCTTTGCCAACTGCCCGCCGTTGCAAAACGCAATCAAGACGATTGCCCGCGTGTCGGTTGGCAATGCGTTTATCCCTCAGTTTTATGGCGCGGATAAGGCATGGGGTGAGCAAGCCGAGGCGTTGCTTTACGAGTGGCACAAGATTTGTGTGCTTGGCGGGGGCGCGTATGATTGGAACTCCGCGCTTGAAGTCTCTCTGACGTCCATTATTCGGGACGGCGACATTGGAATCCTGCTCACTCAAAGCGAAGACGCTGCTTACCCGCAGATTCAGCTTATTCCCGCGCATCGCATCGGCTCGCCTAGCGAGTTGCCAAAGGTGGAAAGCGGAGCGTTCGCTGGCAGGCCAATTATTAACGGCGTCATCCTGAATGACTATGGCCGGGCAATTGGCTACCGGATTTACAACGCTGATTTCACGGCGTTTCAAGAGGTGAGCGCGGCAGACTTGGTGCTTTATTTTGAGCCTGACTTTGCTGAACAGGTTCGCGGAGTGAGCCGCATTGCGTCCGGTATTCGTGACTGGCAGGACCGCAAGCAAGCGTTTGAATTCTTGCGGCTCGCGCTCAAGAAAGAAGCCAGTTACGCCGTGGTAGAACATACCGAGGAAGGCGCACTTGACCCTGACGCGGACGAAATGCAGAGCTACACGGGGGCGAATGGCGGCACCATCTACGAGGAGCGTGTGGACGGCGGCTCAATTCGCGTGTTCCGCGCCAATAGCGGCAGCAAGGTGGAGTTTCCCGAAAGCTCTAGGCCGTCGCAAAACTCGCAGGCGTTTTGGGAGCGTGTCACGCGGGATGGTTTGCAGGCCATAAACTGGCCGGTTGAACTCACGTATGACGCGAGCAAAATCGGCGGCGCGTCTCTGCGGATGGTCATGGAGGTGGCGCAAACCACCGTTGAAAAATATCAAGCCATCGCGCAGAAAATGGCGACGCGCATTGATGCTTGGCGCATTGCCAAGGCCGTAAAGGCTGGCGAGCTTCCCGCGAATGCCGACTGGTGGAAGTTCTCGCACCAAACACCAGAGGAATTGACCGCAGACAAGGGGTATTCTTCGCAAGTGGACCGCGAGGAATACAAGCTGGGCATGGTTACGCTGCGCGACCTAGCAGCCCGGCGCGGCAAAGACTGGCAGGAGGAGCGGGCGCAACAAAAGGCCGAGGTTGACGACCTTTTTGCCACTGCCGCAGAGCTTGCAACGAAGCACAACGTCGCAATCGGCAACGTGCTGGCATTCTTGCAGGAGCGCAATTCCAACCCGTCGCTAGTAATCACTTCAGCCCAAAAGGAAATTGCGGGCGTAGATGCACCCACCGAATGAAAGCCATCCTAGAAACTCAGGAACTCCTGCTCATTGAACCGCGCCGATGGTTTGCCAAGCTGTCGGAAGTTCAAGCCGACATCTTCAGCGACTTGTTTGAGGATGACGAAGAGGACGAGGGAGTTGAAGTTGACGGCGACGGCGTTGCCACAATCCAGATTCATGGCCCCATTGTCGCAGGGCTGCCAGCCTTTGCTTCCAAGCTAGGCTTTGCGCGGCCCGAATCCATCCGCACACAACTTGAAGACGCGGCTACCAATCCCGCAGTCAAAGGCATCCTGCTAGACATCAATTCGCCGGGCGGCACGGTCACAGGCACACCAGAGCTTGCGAGCCTGATTGAAGACGTTGCGGCTACCAAGCCGACGATTTCCTTCACAGGAGGTCTGTGTTGCTCGGCGGCTTACTGGCTTGCGGCTCCTACCCGCGCAATCCTCGCCACTCCATCCGCAGAGGTTGGCAGCATTGGCGTTTATGTAGCGCATCAGGACATTTCCGCGATGGCGAAGGCAATGGGAATCATCGTGAACGTTTTCCGCAGCGGTAAATTCAAGGGCGCGGGCGTTCCCGGCACGTCGCTTTCCGAAGCCCAAGCCGCCGAGATCCAAGCCAAAGTGGACAGCCTTGCCGAGGTTTTCAAAGAACACGTGAAAAAGCACCGGCCCGGTATGGATGACGAAACGATGCAGGGGCAAACGTTCATGGGTTACCAGTCCGCAGGCGTTAAACTCGTTGACGAAATGGTGCGTGATTCCAACGAAGCAAAAAAAATACTGCTCGCACTCTTGACAGATAAGGCGGCGTAATGTAACGAGAAGCCAAACTTATGACCGCACTTCAAGAACTGGCAAACCTCAAGGCCGAAATCGGCAGTCTCAAGGCTGAGTCCGAAGCTAACGCCAAGGCCGCGATTGATGCGTCCTCGCTGCTCACCGAGGCGAATGCCGCCCGCAATGCTCTCGCCGCCGAAAAGGTTGCGCTGATTCAAGAACGCGATGCGCTCGCTGCTAAGGTTGCCGTGCTTGAAGCTGACAAGGTTAAGCTGGCTGACAGCGTGACCAAGACGGCGACGGCCAAGGCGGTTGAAATCGTTGCGGGCATTGGCGTGACTCCTGTTGCCGCCGCCCCTTCCGGCAACGCTTCCGGCACTCCGGTTGACCACGCTGCCGCACTCGCCGCTATTACTGACCCGAATAAACGGGCAATCTATTTCCGCGAAAACCGGAAAGCAATTCGGGCCGCAAATGACGCTGCCCGACTCGCCGCTCTCAGCAAGTAACATAAACAAACAAACACATGGCTACATATACCAACCTCGATGACGAGATTTTTGCACAAAGCGCACTTGAGGCGTTTGTCAAAGTCCTCGCCCCGCTCCGCGCTTTCTCGACCAACTTCTCCGCTTCGCCCGGCACCAAGGGTGCGAGCGTTTTGGTTCCCGTCGTGTCCAACCTGACGGCCACTACGTTTGGCGGATCGTATGCGGTCTGCAACGGCACTAAGACCGTCGTTACCGTCTCGCTTACCGGCCACAAGTTCCTCGCCGTCGGGCAGGATGACTTGACCGCCGCGAACTCCTCGGCGTCCAGCCTTGAGAGCTTTGGCCGTCAGCAGGGCGCGGCCCTTGCCTCGCTTGTCATGCAGGACATTCTGAGCCTCGTGACTACGGCGAACTTCTCGCTCGCCACTGCCGTGTCTAGCACCGCGCTTGACGTTCCTCAGCTTCGCGCCACTCGGTTGCTGCTCAACCAGAATGACGTGCCGATGGACCCGCGCTCGCTGATTCTGGATTGCACGCCGATGGACGCGCTGCTCTCCGTCACGAACTTCGTTCAGGCTTACGCCTTCGCTGACAATCAGGTTATCCAAGAGGGCCGCGTCCGCCGCGCTCTTGGGTTTGACCTGTATGAGTTGAACAACCTGTTCAACGGCGCGTCCGTCATGGGCTTCGCGTGCCATCCGAATGCAATCGCCATTGCGATGCGCTACCTCGCTCCGCAATCCGGCAACACCTACGAGGCCGCTGGCCCGGTGACTGACCCCGAGACCGGCCTTACTTTGGGCCTGCGCAAATTCTATGATAACTCCACGGGGACCAGATTCCTAGCGATGGAGTGCAACTATGGCTACGCTCGCGGCCTGTCCACTGGTGGGCGAGTTTTGAAACGTCTGGACTAATTCGCAACACACTCACAAGCCCCGGCTAATCACCGGGGCTTTTTTGTTTCTGCCTCTTGACATGAGTTTTGGCGACGCTTGAATCGCATCGCTTTGAACGACAGACCCGAATTGCCCGCCGCCGTTACGCCGCCTCGCCGCGTCGTTCAAAGCAAACGGTGTGCGGGCTTTTGATTTATGAAACCACCGAAACCAACTAAACGCTTCCCGCTCAAGAAAGACAGCAAGCCTGCGCGATTGAAAGCCGCACAAGATGAGCTTGACCGGCGCGGGTTTAATACGCGGGCGTTTCAGACTTTAACCTGCGGCGAATGCCGCTTTACACTGGAGGCTTGGCTATGAGCAAAGTCAGTTTGACCATGATTGTCGGCAACGTGTCCGAATACATTGAACGCTGCCTGAGAAACTTCGCCCCGCATTGCGATGAGGTTGTCCTTGTCCGCGCTATTGGTTGCGCGACACCGGACGACACCGAATCCATCGCCCGGCGCGTGCTTGCTGAATTGGGCATTCCGCTTGTGTGGGGCGAGTATAAGAACAAGCCGGGACATGAGGATTGGAAGCACGTTGACGACTTCGCAGCGGCCCGCCAAATGAGCTTTGACTTGGCCTCTAACGACTGGTGTTTCTGGTGCGACTCGGACGACACGCTAGAAAGCGGCGGCGAACTGATTCGCCAGCACGCACGCGAAGGGCTTTATGCGACGTATGTTTTCCCCTACAAAATCAGTGGCTTGGGCGTGAGCGTCCCGCGTGAAAGGCTTATCAATCGCACTTGCGGACGCTGGCAGTATCCCGTCCACGAGTGTTTCAAGTTCGATATTGAGCCAATTCAAGGCGCACAGGATGACCGAGTGGTTATTTTGCACTCGCCCCGGTTTGATAAGAGCGGCAGCAATGAGCGCAACCTGCGAATCCTCAAGAGCATTCCCGAGAGCGAAATGCATCCCGGTTTGCTCTATCATTTGCACGGCGAATTGATGGGCATTGGCGACAAGGAAGGCAGCATTCGCACGGCGCAAAAAGCATTTGAAGACCCGCGCTTGGGGCGAGCCGAGAAGTATGAAATGCTGATGAACTTAGCTCGCATGACTGACGACGCTGTTATGCGGGAGACGTTGCTTCACGAAGCCTACCGTGCCGACCCCTCTCGGCGTGAAGCCCTTGGCGTGCTTTCATCTAACGCGCTTGACTATGGCAAGCCCGAATTGGCTTTGACCTACGCCCGGCAAATGATGGCGACGCCGCCGCCGTTGCATAAGGACTGGAATAATCGGCAGAGCTTCTACGGTTGGCTTGGCGAGGATTTGATGATGCAAGCCTTGCGTATGAACGGAC